ACACAGGGAAAAATAAATCATACTCTATGAAAAATGAGAAACCGATGGTTCTATAACGAAAAAGAGGATGCATCATTTTGACACATCCTCTTTTTCGATATGGTACACGTGAAGTTCGCCATTTTCCTACTGTCAGAACCAGAATGAAAATTATTTCGATGCTTCAAGTGACTCTTTTCTGAACTGTTTGAGAAGTTTTTCAAGTTCAAGTGATACTTTGCGGGCACGAGTTCCGGCAGCTTTGTTGCCTTTCTCCATCTGGAGGTTGGCATCTTTTGAGAATTGATCGAACAATTCACAGATTTGTGTAAATGTTTTTTCCATTGTTATGTTCTTAATATTATATAATACGCTGGCAAAGATAGCAAAAATATTTTTTTAGGACTTATATTAGCTCTGTTATATATTTCGCCTATAATATGATACCCCTTTTTATGTTTTTCCATTCTGAGTATTCCCTTATCGCACCATCGGCAAATCTGGCCGAAGAGATTTTATATGCAAAGGTACAGTGTCCGGACGATTGTCAAGCACCGCTATGCTAACGGTTCCTGGATATTTTACGGCAGCCTTCCTCAAATCAAAGATTGACTTTCAGTCCCCTTCTCATTGCAAGGTATAAAAGGACAAGCCTGCTTCTGCTCTTACATTCGAAGGTTGGGTATTCCGTTCCATTCCATTTACTGTTTACTTGTCTTATCGCCCTTATTCCACTGTTAATCCTGCATAAAAATCAATCCCCGGCAAGAAGCCGAAAGAGCTTCAAGCAAAGGGAAATAATAAATCAAAGAATATGGGAAAATACGATTTTATCAAGTTGGGTAATCTTCTTTATTGGCATGACCCAGATAGTGGTCTGTCTAATGGGGTTTACCAAGTGGCTTCTATTCCGGAAAACATTGAAGAGGATAGCGTTATTTTGATTGCATCTGATACTTCGGAAGCGGAGGTTTTTCCTTCTGAATTATCACCGATACATACCGGTAGAAGTCATAAAGAAGACTTTTTGCGTTGGAAAACAGAACGTGAAGCTGAAGGTATTGAGTTTTACGACCACCTTTCCAAGGTGATGGATACGGAAAACGACTTGAGTGTGGGAGATATGGTGGCGTTTACAAACGATTATGGAGTGATATTTGGACCTTGTGAGGTCTTAGCTTTTGGGAATCTCTGTAATAGTGGCAGATGTGTATATATTGACAGTGATTCTTATTGGTTTCCTAACCGTCCCGACCAACTCACCATCATGAGAGGTGCGGAATGACAATAACATATCCACCTGTAGCCAAAGCGGGTGGATAGCATTTCCTTGTATTGTATATTCAGCCCGATTACTCTTATAGCCATGCTCCACCGAACTCCCACAACCGGTCCTATTCCTTTTTTACTCGTCGTACTCCGTTTCTAAACAGTATAACACATTTATTGGCCTGACATTCTTGAAATTCACAACGGAAACGGCTTGGTTTCCGTGTGATGAAACACTTGAACTGGTATGTGAGAAATTCCCAACACTATGTTATTTCTATCAATCGGAAGAGTCGGGTCTGGCGGAGTACTGGACAAATGACCAAGAGAGTAAATACTTTCCCGAAAAGTACATTGCAGACCTATGTACTCCAGACGACAAATGGTACAAGGAATATTTTGTCAACCAGACAGAAGTATTCAAGTGGTTTGAGGTGATAAGCGGTCAGTCTGTCGAATCAATAACAGAAATTCTTGCTATTGCCGAACAACGGAAAGATGAAAACGACAATTCTTTCTGTAACATCTATGAATATGCCGCAGGCTAAGACTAATCCGATGCAGAAAACGAAATGACGGTATGCTGACAGCGTGCAGCGAACTATCATTATCCGATAAGCTTCTCTGATTTCATGCAGATTGGAGACTTTGTCGCCTTCAGTCCTTTTATACAGTCTCAGAGTGCTTCTCCAGTCTTTTATAGATATTCTTTATATCGCACATCGGCAGTTCTTATCTGAGAGATTTTGTATGCAAAGATACAGCTTTAGAATGGTCGTCAAGTAACGCTGCGCTAACAGTTCCCGGATACTTGTGGCAGCCTTCCGCATATCGAAGATTTGGGTATTCCACTTCATTCCATTCACTGTTTACTTGCCTTATCCATCCTTTCCTTGCTGTCAATTTCGCATAAAAATCATTCCTGACAAGAAGCCGAAAGAGCTTCAAGTAAAGGGAATAAAGTTTAATCATTTAAATTTCAAAATTATGCACAGCCGAATTTTTCAGATTTCTAAAATGTGGATAGAAAAAGAAAACTATCTGAATGAAGACACTCTCCATCAAGGAGATGGCAGTTTCTATGACTATTGTGCGGAGATAGATGACGAAGAACGTAAGGAGGATATTCGTTATTTGGTCAATACTGCTCTACCAAAAGATATGTTCGAACTTGTAGGTGATGACACCATACGCTACATTGGTGGTGTGGAACAATGGAAAGAGAACTTTGTGACTAACATCCGTAAGAAAGCTGAAGCTATTACGACGGAAAATATGTTGGAGTTTGTAGGCCCTGTTTATCAACTTGAAAAGGCATTGGAAAATCCATTGGATATTGCGTATCATTTCTATTTGGACGGAGAGGGATACCAGTCATTTGCCGAAAAATCTTTTGCATTTATGGAGTTTGTCTGTACGCTTGAACCGGGAACGATACTCTATATCGGAGGAGTCATCGACTATCACTTCTGATACTCCATATAATTTTTTTAAAGCCACCCGCAACTCAAGCGGGTGGTTATCATCTTCCTATATAACAGTCCGGTTACTTTTATAGACCATGTTCTGCCGAACCTCTGTTACCAATTCACAGCCTCTTTTACCGATTCTATATTACCTGTTCTAATTATATTACATTCTCACAGTCCCGACATGCACCATTGTTTGTTTCGTGCGCAAAGGTACGGTGGCAAACGATGTTCAAGTACCGCTGTTGCTACCTGAAATGAAATTTGACGTAACCTTCCGCAATCACAGATTCCGGTATTCATAAAATTTCATTCCGGTTACTTGCTCATAGTTCTTGCATCCACCGTTGAAAATGCACATGAAACAACCTCTTGGGTAAAGTCGGAAGGCTTCAAGAAGAGGGAAATAAAAAACAACTTAAAAAAATAAATGCAATGAGAACTAAAACACTCTACAGATGCGATGCACAGAAAATAGACATCAGTCGTTTCCCTAACTTTCACATAACAGGAAGTATAACCGGAATGAAGAAACTCTATTATGGCAAGAATGCTCTATTGGTACGTTGCGGAAGCTGGATTTACAACGTGTCAAGTGAACCCGAAGTTTATTATAATATAGCACATTAGTAGTATGAAAAAAGGTTATAAAAAAGATTTTCAGAGTTGGAAAGGTATAGTAACTCTAAAATTACTTTGCTGCAATATAGCAGCAGGTCGTTTTGATTGGAAGAAATATTGTACGCCACAGCCTTATTGTGGTCAGGAGATTTGCGTTATACCGCTACATTGTTCTTATGGACAGATAGGCTACACTGTGTATTTCCCTTATTCTGATATGCCGGAAGTGGAATACGATTGGGAAATGAACAAATTAACTATTGACAAAGAGAATTGGGAGAATTATTTACAGAATTAATATTAAAAATATGGCACAGAATTTTTATACCAAATGGCAGAACGCAATCCTTGCAGATGCAGGAGTCTATGTTTCAAAAAAATACCGCAGTTTCCAAACGGCCTTAGTACGTGAGATTTCCAAGTACGCAACAGCCGTTGGCGCAAAAGTAACATTCAACTTAAAGGGGCATTATAATACCTCTTGTTTCATAGAACGTAACGGTAAATTCGTTTACATCAGTCACTCTTCCGGTTTGTCCCGAATGGGTAGCGGTGTAAAAATAGAACTCGATTCTTTCTTAATCCGGACAGCCCAACACGCGAAAGATTACAGAGGGGGACATAATCAGTATTGCGATATAACAAATTTACAGTCTATGATAGATAATTTGTTAGAGTAATAAAATAAATTCAAGAAAAGGTACGGAGCAAACAGCTCCGCATCTTTTTCCGTTTTATCGGCGCATTCCGCCGCTGTACTCTGCTTCTTGTAGCTCTTCCCGGTATTCCTCCATATTATTCAGCTTTTCGTTCACGGTTTGCAGGTTGGCATCCAACGAAGCATTATGGTCGTATGGGAAACGATGTTGTGCGACAAGTCCCGCATTAGTAACCGGCCCGATATCTATCATGTCGGATTCTTTATTATAGCTGACATACAGCACATCACCATTCGGCATTTCAAATGCAGGAATCTTTTGTTGTGTCATGATAGCGAATTGTTCCGCAGCCATCTCCTTGGCTACCCCTTTTAACGTATCTCCAGCATGTTCGATACCATAACGCCTGATATGGTCGCGTACTTCCTTTTCCGTGAATTTCAGCATCACTTCATAAGTTCCTCCGACACTCCCATTGTACACCACAGCAAAATCCTTGTCCTCAATCAAAAGATTGTCTCCTCGGTTCTGTATGGGAGAAGAATAAGTATATTCTTCGTTAATGCCGTTACCGTCATAATACTCCTTGGCGAGAGTCAGCAGTCCTTCGTAGTCCCCCTTATCCTTGAATGCGTCCAACCGCATCGTGTCATCGGTAAGCTGAAGATAGGCCACGGAAGAATAATACACTTTTTCTTTCGGTGCTACTGTTTGCTCTTCATCAATGTTCTGCTCCAATTCCAGTGCAATCTTATCCACCTTTTGGGTAATCAGAAAAGCCGCTCTTTTCACATCCAACAGAGTTGTCTTGATGAATTGTGGCGATTCCTTCAATTCGTCGAGCCATCCTTTGAGGTAGGCACAACTGTCCTCTTTTATATGTTTCGTCATGCCGTAACGTTGGGCAACCAATGCGCTGCCTAACTCGGCTACCAATTCTTCGCGCGCATACTCTGCCGAGCCGAAAGTTGTCGGCTTGATACGGTCGAGAACTCCTTCCGCACCGGTCGAGTGTGTCATCTCATGGAATAGTGTTCCATAGAACGCCTCTCCAGATTTGAACTGTTCCTTTTCCGGCACAACGATTTCATTTCTCGATATAGAGTAGTAAGCGTTATATGGGGCACAGAACGAAACGTATATTGAGGGTTGGGAGAAAAATACATCAAACCTATTGATATACAAAAGGTTGTGTAAGGTATGAGTGGATGGCTCTGCAAAACGACACGTTTACGTGGGTTTAATTTGCAGCTACATTTAGGTACTTTTTAGGCATACAGATTTGCAGATAGGTTTAATTGGGTTTACATAGGGCTTACATGGTTGATTTGGGTGGGGGAGTGCATGGCAGCTGCGGCTGCTTTTTTTGTACCTAATTATTTGATATAATATTGCTTAATTTATTCTATATAATAGTTATTTGGTATATTTGTGCCAAAATATTATTAGTATGGCAAAGGTAATACATGTGCATTTGACGCACGGAATAGAAGGAACAAAGCGGAAAGATTGGTATTTCAGCAGCATTTCGGCGGTTTATACCGTTTTTACAGCTGAACAGGTGGGTGCAACGAAGAATTATTTGCTGCATGCAGGATTATCTGGGAACGGCACTATATGCACCAAAAAGGCTATAATAAAGCAATCTACGCTCATTTCTTGCGGGCGTAGTGGAAATGTGTCAGACGAATAATAAGCGGCCAAAAACGCAATAAAAGCGGCTTTAGAATGATACAGTGTGGGGAGGTGGTTATACCTCCCCTTTTTGTGCTTTAAATCGGTCTTTTTTGATGCTGGACATTCAGGTGGGCATTCAAAAGTGGACATTCACTTTTATAGAACTGGACATTCAAAATAGGGTTTTGGCGGTGTGCGATACAGACGTACTAAAATACTATAATTTTAAAAATACCCCTTGTTTTTTATTTGATAGCCCCCCCCTAAAAACCTATCATTTTTCACGCTTTAGTTCTTAAATGCCCAAATATCAGTGTTTTTATACCCATATATGAAGGTAGGGGAGGGGGATTGCTTGGGAGGGGGACATCATGGGGGATGATAGGGGGTACGCTTCGTTTTCCATCACCGGTGTATGGTAACAGTAAATCCGCCTATCCGACATTTGCAGTACCGGAAATGGACGCATCCGATACATGTTTTTCCTTTTCGCGTTCAAGTTGGTTAATCCGTTCTTTTAACTGCCCTATTTCTTCAGCTTGTTTTGCTATTTTGTTTATAAACTGAGAAAAATCTGTGTTTGCTGGTTGTGGTTCTTCATCAGGTGTAGGTGTTTCGTGATTAATATTTTCGTAATAAGCAGGGTCTGAGCTAAAACGCATAGGTTTTCTTATTTCGAACATGTCCATTAGCATCTCCCCTTTACCGAGCAAGAGCCATTCTGCAGATATATTCGCATTTGCGCATACTTTTTCAAGGACATCAAATGAGGGCTTCCCTTTTCGTGTCCCGACTACATTCTCAACCACTGTAGGACTAATGCCTACATGCAATGCAAATGCTCGTTTGTTACCTCCAAACAGTACTCGTATAATTGTCTCAAAGCGTTCATTAACCGTCATAATCAATAAAAATATTATCAAATGCGAATATTTCTCCTTGAAACACTTTGTATATTCGCAAATGCGTATTATATTTGCAACGTGTTCAAAAAAGAACACCGCGACAAATATACGAAAAAGGCGTGTGATTAGCGAATTTTAAATATAAGATTATGAAAGAGACATTATTGATGAAAGTAAATCCCAAGACGCTGGATAACCTGATGAACGAATTAACCAGTGCCATTATTCAGATGAAAGATGTAGAACCAGTGCAGAATTCAAGATTTAAAGATGAGGTCTATACAATGTGTGTATGTTTTCAAGCAGAGCTGCTGCAGACCATTCGGAACGTGGAATTAAAGAATCAATCAAGTAAAGATACTCAGGATAGCCCAGCGTGACGACCCGGAAGGCGTTAAGAGACGGGTGACGGTGTGGAAAGACACACGGGAGTGCATGGTTCTTGCGCCGGGGTTCGATTCCCCGGACTCCCTCCAATATTAATCATTAAAATAAGTGAGATATGAACAAGAGGTACATTCACATTACGAAAGCTGACCGCGACTTTATTGCAAAGGCGCTCAACGTGACAGAGAAGACTGTTTATAACGCTATCCGTTTTGATGACCGTCGTGGCAACTCCGAACTTTCTGCAAAGATCCGTAAGTTGGCGATGGACCGTGGCGGTATTGTGATGGTTGTTGCTCCGGAAATAGAAACGTTTCATGATTATGACAAAGTGATGCGTCAGTATTGTCCGAACGGTGCTTTGATTGAACTTGACCGCAAAGATGGTAGCGGGCAAGTAATATTCAAGGGAGAGACGGTTAAGACTTACGAGCATGTGACGGTTGTCGATATTAACCAAATTCAAGCGTTTGCATCTGCATTAAGATAGGAGGTGACTATGTTGGTGTATTACGGTAACATACAGTGTATTTCTGCACGCGAGCTCATAGATAAAGGCTATATCACCAAGTCCTGTTATGACAATTGGGTGAACCGTGGCCGTATCAAGGTGGTGCGCCGTGGTGGAGGTGCTGCTGGAAATTGCGCGTTGGTCGCCCTCAATAGTCTGCCTACCGAGTGCCTGGAGCGGGTAAAGGAAGACAACCCCGGAGGAACAGAGCAGGCACTTCGCCACTGGATACTGTCAAACTATGTGTTGGATCAGGCTGCAGTAGCTTATTTCTTGGATTGGGCCTCCCATTCTTCCAGCAACAGAGCTACAGACGAACTTGCCCGGAAATATGCGGTGAATGCTTCAGTTCTGAATACTTGTATCAAGCTTTATAACAGAAGCAACGATTACCGCAAACTGATGGGTGAAAAATATAACTGGGACATGATGGCCACTACCATCGAGACCTTACGCGAAGACTTTGGTCATGATCTTCCTGCCAGTACCCTGCGTTTCCGCAAGAAAGTGAACGAATACAAGCAGTACGGTTACGAATGTCTGATAACCGGAAAATTCGGCAACCAGAACAAACGGAAGGTAACTCACATGGACGAACGCCTGGTGATGAGTTTGAAAGTACTTCCCAACCAACCATACGGCAGTGATGTGCATGAAATGTATCTGTCGTTTGTATGCGGTGAGCTGGAAGTATGGGATCTGGAAACAGGGGAGATATTCAATCCGGAAAACTTTACGGATAAGAACGGGGAACCGAAAGAACTGAGCGAAAGCACTATCCGGAACATACTGAACAACCCGGCAAGCCAACTGCTGATAGAAAAAGCCTTGCGTGGACGTATGGAATTCTATCATGAGCAAATGCCGCACATGCACCGTCATGGTGGTGAGTTCTCCCTGTCACAAATAACGATGGATGACGTGGATTTGCCGCGTCGGATGAAAGGCGGCGAGTATGTGCATGCCTATTATGCTTATGATGCGGTGAGCCAGTGCCGTATCGGGCTGGCCTACGGGCGGGATAAGGATGATGCTTTGGTTGTGGACTGTTTCCGTGATATGTTCCGGCTCATCGAACGCAACGGATGGGGCATTCCAGCCGGTATTGAGGTGGAGCAGCACTTGATGAGCAAGTATAAAGGAGGATTTCTGAAGGCAGGTGAGGTATTTAAGTTTGTGCATTTCTGTGCCCCACAGAACTCACAGGAGAAATATGCTGAAGCTCTGAACGGTGCGTTCAAGACAACCATAGCACATAAGAACCATGAAGCCATTGGCCGCTGGCATAACAAAGGTGCACGGCGGGTGGACCAGAAGAAAGTGAGTGACAGCAGCAACCACACCTGGGAAGACAGAAAGTATTATACGTTTGAGGAGCTTGTGGCGGACGACCGGCGCGATTGTGAAGAATGGAACAATACGCTTCACCCCAATCAAAAGAAATATCCCGGAATGACCCGTTGGGATGTGCTCGTAGCCAAAATCAATCCGACCCTTCGACCGCTTGATAAACTGACCTTGAGCAGATATATCGGAGAAAAGGTAGATACCAGTATTCGTAGAAATTCCACAGTACGTGTGGCAAATGCGGACTGGTGGCTGAGTGGTCCGGAGGTGCTGGAGCAGCTGGAACCAAACAACCGCAAGGTGACGGCCTACTTCCTGCCGGATGAAGAGGGCAAGCCTACGGATGTCTTCCTGTTCCAGAACGACCGCTACCTTGACAAGGTTCGTCCGGTAGTGACTTACAACCGGGTGATGGCAGAACAGACCGAAGAAGACCGGGTAGCCTATACAGAGCAGGCTAAGATTGTGAGTCATTTCAGCAAATACCTCAATGACCACGCCATCGGAAAGGTGGGAACCGGTACACCTGATCAGCCAACGGATGATCCGGAAGAGGAACTGGAACTTCCCCCGGTGGAACTATCCGATGATTTGCCAGCCGATTTGTCGGCAGATCCGGAATCTGATTATGAATGGCACTCCGGAATAAGCGAGGCAATGAGAGCCATCAGTGATATGTAAGAACAGAATTAGAACAACATTAAAACAGCGTTAGAATTATGATTACAGAAGCGCAAAAACAGAAGATTATAGCAGCGATAGCCGGCAACCGTGTGAACTATCCCAGTGATGCCAAGCATGCTGCCTCTTTGGCCATCAGTACGTCTGTGTACAGTGCAATCAAGAACGGACAGACAGACAAAGCCCTGAGCGATGCCAACTGGATAAGCATTGCCCGGAAATTAGGGGTGAACCTCCGTGGTGAAATGGAATGGAAAGCAGCTAAAACCCCGACATTTGAATATATCACAGCCCAGCTGGAGTTTTCACAGCAGTCCAGCCTGTCGGGTATCTTGTGCGACATGCCCAATATCGGCAAGACTTTCACGGCACGTTATTATGTGCAGAGCCACAAGAATGCCGTTTATATCGACTGCTCGCAGGTCAAGACCAAATTGAAGCTGGTACGCAAGATTGCTGCAGAGTTTGGGGTGGACAGTAAGGGAAAGTATTCTGACGTGTATGAAGACCTGGTATATTACCTCCGTTCTATGGAAACCCCACTTATCATCCTCGATGAAGCAGGCGACCTGCAGTATGAAGCTTTCCTTGAACTGAAGGCCTTGTGGAATGCCACTGAACGCTGCTGCGCCTGGTACATGATGGGGGCAGACGGATTGAAAGAGAAAATCAACCGCTCCATAGAATGCAAGAAGGTGGGTTATACCGAAATGTTGAGCCGTTATGGTGACCGGTACAGCAAGGTGACTCCGGATGATGGCAAGGAGCGCGAACAGTTCTTGAACAACCAGGCACGTATTGTGGCCAAGGTAAATGCCCCGGCAGGTGCTGATATAGCCCAAATTGTACGGAAGACACGCGGTGGTTTGAGAAGAGTCTATACTGAGATTGAAAAACTTAAAATGACAGCGGAATAATGAAGCGTGCGTACAGTCCGAAGGAAATAGCCGCCAAGAAATGGGTTACTCTGCCGTGGAATGAGAAATGGAGCAAACCTTTCGGATTTCCGGCAGAGAACGCTTCGTGGTTCATCAGCGGTGCCAGTGCCAGCGGGAAGAGCAGCTTTGTAATGCAGCTTGGAAAGGAACTGTGTAACTATGGGACGGTGCTGTACATGAGTTACGAAGAGAAAATCAACCAAAGTTTCCAACGGCGTATGGAGTATTTGAAGATGAATGAGGTGCAGGGTAAGTTTCGCGTGGTGACAGAAGGCAGTCTGGAGGAAGTAATTGCCCGACTGAGAAAGCCGAAAAGCCCGAAGTTCATCATCATCGATTCCTTCCAGGTGGCCGGATGGGACTATCCGCAGGCTGTGGAACTGATGGAAACCTTTCCGAAGAAATGTTTCATCTGGATCAGCCAGGAGAAGAAGAGCCAGCCGATGGGTGGCGGTGCGTTGCGGCTAAGGTATATCAGTGATATGAAGATTCGGGTGGTCGGTTATAAAGCTTATTGTCAAGGCCGTTCCATTGGAGACCCGGGAAGCTATTATGTGGTATGGGAAGACGGAATCATTCAAACAAGTAATAATTTACCAAAGTGATTATGGATAATAACGAAAAGGCTTTTGAAAGCTACACCGGAACGGAAGTGTTCCAGATTCTGCTGGACGGAAGTTCCAGCAGGGCAGTGTTGGATGACTGGCTGGAGCGAAACATCCAAAGTGACCTAAAAGTGAGAAGAGCGAAAACGCCCGGTCATGTCGTAATAGAAACGGGTGATGTATTATTTGCACGTAATGTGCTGATTTGGAATCCAAGTTGTAAAGTCAACATCAAAAAGAAGTGATATGGAAAAAGACAAAGTTTACATCAGTGGGGCAATAGCCCACTACAATATCGATGAGCGCAAAGGTGCGTTCCTCGATGCTGAAAACAGATTGCGTGCTATGGGGTTCAATCCGGTGAATCCATTTAAAAACGGACTTCCGGATGAAGCGCACTGGAGAGAGCACATGCGGGCGGATATACGCCTGTTGCTGGATTGTGAGTATATCTATATGCTGAAGGACTGGGAACTGAGTAAGGGAGCCAAACTGGAACTTGATGTGGCCAGTTCGTGTGGCATTAAAGTATTGTTTGAGTAAAAATGGTCGATATGGGAAAAATAAAAATGGAAACCGGTGTTGTGGTGATGACGTTGACTGCTACGGTATATAGAGGAAATATTCGTGAAATCCAATCTTCACGCATAGGATTTTGCGGGGAGTACAACAAGGAAATACTTTCTAAAATGGGTGCTGAATTCAAAAAGATATTTGCTGGGCAAATTGAGGCTGAATACAAAGCTAAATCAGTGAAGACGGATAAGATAATTTATCGTGTAAGTACCAAATCAACTGAATGTGAAATGATTCTTAATGGCAAATGATATGGCACAGGAAGTAACCAATTTCGCCCGGTTCTATGCATTGTTCAACAAGCTGCCCTGTACAGGAGACCGGGAAGAATTCAAGAAAAGCATTGTGCTGCAGTACACGTGGAACCGGACGGACAGTCTGAAGGAAATGACGGCCAAGGAGTATGAAGCCTGCTGTACGGCTCTGGAGAAGCTGAGCGGACAAGACGAATGGCGACAGAAGCTGCGTGAGGAGCTGCGGCGGAAACGGAGTCTCTGTCTGAACCTGATGCAGAAGCTGGGCATAGATACATCCGACTGGGCACGAATCAATGACTTCTGCAGTAATCCCCGAATAGTCGGCAAGGCGTTCAGACAGATTACGGTGGACGAACTGGATGAATTGGCGGTAAGGCTTCGGTCCATACAACGGAAAGGCGGCTTGAAGCCAAAGAAAGAAAAGCAAACGATTAACCCCATGAGCATGGTGTCACTCATTCAGATTGACCCTGATGCTCCGGCAAACTGATAGGATATGGAAAATAGAAACACAAAGATTTTAGAGAATCTGAAAAAGGAAATCAACCTGCTTGCCTCTGATATGGAGAAGCAGGATGCAGCCGAGTTTTATAGCGAACTGGCTGATTGGGCATACGCCAACGGAGAGGCTATGCTGATGGAAGACGAACCTGAAATGCAGGATTATAAAAACCAATAACCCCAAAAAACAAGAGTCATGGAAGAAATGAAACAAACGACCGTGGTAATGACGGCAGAGGAAAAGGCGGAATTTGAAGCCTTCCAGAGAGAAAAAGCAAAGAAAGCGGCAGAGGAAAAAGCCAAGAATGACCGCGAAATGTACAAACAGATGGTGGATGAGGAGATAGCCAACTCCATTCCGGTACTGCTGGGCATCAGTGAGCAGATCAAGGCAAGCAAGCAGACTGTGATGGACAACTTCAAAACCATTCTGGAAATGAAGGCAGACCTTTTCAAGACCAAGGTGAAGGATGACCAGCGCAGCCATACCTTTACTAACAGTGAAGGCGACAAACGAATCACGCTGGGTGTGTATGTGACCGACGGCTATCGTGACACGGTGGAAGACGGTATAGCCATTGTGAAGGAATATATCGAAGGCTTGGCCAAAGATGAAAAGACCAAGGCACTGGTGAGCATGGTGCTTCGTCTGTTGGCCCGTGATGCAAAGGGTACGCTGAAGGCTTCACGCATTGTGCAGCTTCGCAAAGTGGCCATGGAAACCGGAGATGAACGTTTCATTGAAGGTGTACGCATCATTGAGGAAGCCTACCAGCCGGAAGTGAGCAAACAGTTCATCCGTGCTGAAATCAAGAACGAAAACGGAATGTGGAAACCTATCCCGCTGGGAATGACAGAATCATAAATTATAGAACTATGATACAAGAAGTGGAGAAATCTCCGAAAGTAGCCCTGTGCCGTGCTTGTCACGGTACAGGTAAAGTAAAGAAAGTTGTAGAATATCCCTCTCGGATCTTTGGAAAGAAGCGAAGAGAAACCGTTGAGGAAGTCTGCAGACAGTGCGAAGGAAGTGGCCGGGTAATGGTAAGCGCAAAAATGACGCTTGACATCCGTCCCTATAAACCTAAAGTAGAACCGTCTATGAACGATTAAACCTATATGGGAAAGCGGCACGGAGTTAGTTATCAGAAGCGTGTAGCAGAAGTAAACAGGATATATGACCATTATGCCAGTCACGGTGTACCGAACCGTGAAATATGGCGGCGGTACATATATCCTGTGTATGCTATTAGTGAGCGTACATTCTACAATATGCTTAAAGCGTCCGCAGACCCTAAAAACGATTTGCCGGACGATACGGTACAATTGAAATTTAATTTTGACTGGGAATGAACGAAGACGTTAAAAAAGTAGTGGCCCGGATACTGAAAGACATTCAGGTGGAAATGAGCGATGAGTTTGACAAGAACTTCGAACGGCAGGCTTTTTTCAGTGAGAAATGGCAGCGGCGGAAAAGTCCCATCCGGGATGAAGGCAGAGCCATACTGACAGATACCGGGGCGCTTCGGAAAAGTATTGGGAGTCGGACGACGGAAAACAGCATTACCTTCTTTACTTCTCTGCCCTATGCGGCCATTCATAATGATGGTGGTGAAATAGTGGTGACAGGGCGAATGAAGCGTTTCTTCTGGCATAAGTATTATGAGGCCACCGGGTCGTTCGGGAGAAGGAAGGACGGAAAACTGCGGAAAGACAAACGAAATGCCCGGCTTGATACAGAAGCCGATTTTTGGATGTTCATGGCTTTAAAGAAAGAAGGAAGCACCATCAAGATACCCCGCCGCCGTTTCCTCGGCACATCGCCTGAAGTGGAAAAAGCCGTCCGTGAGATTGTAGAAGAGAACCTAACAGAGTATTTCACCATTGAATATAATATCATAAGAAAATGAGAAAAGAACTTTATCGGCTGCTTTGCAGCGAACTGAAGGCCATTGACCTTATAAAGCACATAGACTTGTGGAACCACAATGTGGAGTTCATCGAGCAGGAAGAGAACTGGGAGCGTCCGGCTGTCTTTGTGGAATTCTGCCCTATACAGTGGAATGCGATTGTTCCCGGTGTGGAATACCGGGCAGAACCTTTAATCAAGCTGCACATCGTGACAGACTGGGAAGGTTCGAGTGCTGATGGAAGCGAGCTGCAGGAAGATGCGCTGAAGGTGTTTGACCTGCCCGGGCTGATTCATGCTCGGCTTGCCGGCTTGAGTGGGGAAACCTTTCTGGAGCTGGACCTGGTGGAGAGTGATACCAATCACAACCATGAGGATATTGTGGAAAGTATTGAGGTGTACCAGTGTGTGGCCATCAAGCGGATGCAATAGTCGTCATTATTAGAAAGGAAAAGCCGTGGACGTATAAATTACCGTCTGCGGCTTTTCTGTTCAATACAGGCAAAGTAAACGCCATCAGGCGGCCTCTTTCTTGTAAAGCATCATATCCGTGTAAGAAGAGCTGTAGTTCATGTGAGCATTGAATTCCACCTTTGTGCAGTTTTCAAAAGGATTACCCAAATCCCTATTTCTACCTATCCATTCACATAACTCCAGAATTGAAGATTTGTTGGAAGTGAAATATACGTATGAATGCCCCTTCAGTACATTCAGCACATCCAGATAGTCGGCCATATTCCAGTACATGTTATAGGTTCCTACGTCAGTGGACAGATAGGGCGGATCAACAAGAAATACTACTCCAGGAATATCTTTATACCGGTTGAACACTTCCTTGTAATCGCAAGATACGATTTCCAGCCCTTCGAGATAGTCCGTACATTCCGGGTAGCCGGTCTTGCGTATATTGTTGTATAAAGCTTCCTTCCGCATATCCTGAACAGACAGTTTGTATTTCATGGAAAACAAGATAGAGGAGGAGAGGGTAATGAAATCCACATATCCGGTGCTATTCTCTTCCTGCTCGATGCGGCTGAATATTCGTTCACGCAGTTCTCCTTTAATGATTTTATGACGTGGTACGGAATTCCCTACCATTTCGCGAATGTCAGCAAGCAGCTGATTCGTTTGCGGAATGTGCTTCATGCGGAAGCGGTAGTTATCAAAGTCATTATAGATAACAGTAGAGTGGGGCTTGAGGGATTTGGTAATGTGAGACAACAATCCGGAGCCACCGAACAGGTCAACAAACAATGTCCCATCCGGATATTGCTCCAGCACTTTCATGAATTCCTTGGCGAACATGCGCTTTTGCCCGACAAATGGGAGAGGGGCTGACAGATACATCTTTCTCATACGTTCAATTCAAATTTTACATTTTCATTGCCGGCAAGCAGCTGTTCTGTTTTGTCGATGTTGTTTTCGTAAATATGCACGTTCCCCAGATTCAGGGTGATGGATTTTAGCGGCAACTCAATCTGTCTTGATATTAGGTACAAATGATAAATATCTGCCGGCAGTCCTAAATTCGCATCGCTGCTTCGCTGATAGGCGGTCATGACCAGTTCTCCTTGCTCTATCTGAAACTGAACAAGACTAAGGCATGGAGCCTGGTTGCTTTCTGTTCCTGTAGATCCGAGAAACAATATATAGTTCTTGCTGTTCCTTTTTTCCCTGTTTATGCGTTCGATGAGTGGCGGCAGTTTTTCAAAATAAGTTGGGTAGCTGTTCACAAGGATAGAGCCGCAGTAGTCCCACCAGTTGATGCCGACCTCTCTGTATCTTTCCACGTTGCGCTCGCCTCTCATAAACAGTTGTAATTCGTTTTTTAACTTCTTCCGTGCTATGGTATGCCCTTCGAATATATCAAGAAGGTCGGCTGGGAGCAGCGTCAGCTGTTCATTCAGCAGGTAGCGGATATTCCCTTTCTTATTGCTTTGCATCTTTCCGGATGAAAGCACCTTGCCTAAGATTTGATAATATTTGTTCATGATATGAATGTTGTTTATTGCGATACAAAGGTAGGGTAGGGGAGTTTGCCTTTAGTGGGAGGAAGTCCTGATTACACTGCACACAAATTGCAGTCGGTTTTAAAACGCCTGTTCAGGTCATATACCTTTCGTTCACTGATGCCATATCGTAGGGAAAGCGTTGCTACGATATAAGACACTTTTTCACCATTGGTATGCAACTTGTTATATTCATTATATAGTTCTATATATTGCACATCATCGGGTCGTATGCCCATGTAATGGCATGTTTTTAAAAGCTCCCTGTTCAATTTTAGTATCTCAATTACTTTCATATCCAGTTAATTTTTGTACATTTGCACTGTCTCACTTATCATTGCGCAGAATAGCGCTTACATAAAAAAGCCTCTTACTGGCGAACGAGGGTATCTGCCCCCGGTCGTGCCGGTAAGAGGTGCTTTATGTTTAAATGGTAAGTGAGACGACTATTTAACAGGCCGGGGGCTTTTTTTATTCCTCCCCCCGTGGGGAATTCACTCAATCAACCCGATACAATTCCAAGTTGAATACATCTTTCCTTTTCCATCCTTCTGCCAGTGTATGTTGGATGTGTCTGACCGCTTGAACATAGAAGTCCTTCAATTCATCCAAATTATCAAAGGTATGGTATTTCGGTTGTTCATCCGAACCAAACTTAAATGTCACTGGCAGGGTTTCTCCGCCCGTCTGAACAGCCAAGTCGTATGCTGCCTTATAGTTGTACTGGTTTTCTGTAGAAAGCCATACAGGGGCATCCTTATACACGAATCCGGACAGGATAGCTGCATCAGTCTGGCTGTTATACCAGGACATAACCAATGTGCGGATTTCCTCATCAGTGGGCTTATGGCTGTACTCTTCTTCCATATAGGATGCTGAGCCATCCTCTTTTTCCTGCACATCCCAGCGGATGCGCCATTTGTCTTTAACCGGGTTCGTGCATTCCATCAGCTGAACGCCGGCACTTCCTTCAACTCTTCTCATGTAAAAACGTATTTGGTTCTACCTTTGCCGAAGGTTTCCGTTTTGATGGTCGTTTCAAACGGAAAGCCATCCGGCATTTCTTTCACTTGTGCGAGAATATTCTTCATTTCCTCGCTGTTGGTGAA